GAGTTTTTGCCGAACCTATCCAATCAGTCGCTTCTGCAACATCATCATTTTTAATATACTGCCTCCAGTATTCACCATCCTGTAGAACACCTACCTCGATGCCACGATCTTTGTGAATTCGATTCATTTCCATAGTTGCTGTAGCTAGATTGTGTGATGTGAACAGCACGGGACCTATTTCAGACAACTCTAAGTCAGGATCTAATTGATATACATCAAAATTAGTTGACGGTATATTGCTGTCACCTTGCGAAAAATTCTGGCAGAATTGATAGTAAAAAATTCATTTTGTCGCGCTCATTTCATTAAATTGTTGGGTTAGAATAACACTAAGAATTATACCAAACTGATACCTTTTTCTGGATCTGTTCGATAGAAAAATAGTTTGGTGCTAGGTATTGCTGTCTGTCCTCTACCATGCGTTCTTTTAAATCTTGCCCAATGGGTGATTGTATTGGGGAGCTGAAGAAGCTACTCATTTTTCTGTATCCACCCAAAATAACTTCATCAGTTAATTCACCGTTGTTTGTGATCTCAACGAAGTTACGTCCAAACTTAGATGCATAAAATGATTTGTTCTTGTTTACTTTAGCATGGACAGACTTGATAAAATCAGGTGGAACAAACCTTTCGCGACTTGCTGCCCTATCTAACGCAACGTCAAGATCGGTATTAATAAACACCATTCCAACATCATATCCAAAAGATTCTAGAATACCCATCCGCTGAAAAAGTGAACTGGGGCTATTACTAGTTCCGTCAATGTAGATCGGAAGTACACCATTGATGTAGTTTACGAGAGACGTCTGCGTCAGTTGCATTGCTTTATCGACATATTCATCAGCAGTTCCAGAAAACTGTGCTCCTGCAGTGTGCACCAGGTGTTCGTAGGCTTTGTCGGTATTCACTAACCGGGGCGCTACGCCACCAGATGTAATTTGTTTGGATACATAACTCTTGCCAGCCCCCGGGGAACCAGCAAAGAATACTGCTTTAAATATTCCTGTATCGTTGATCGATTCGGATAGGTAGTCTGAGAATTTCATTGGTTTGTTGGTGCGGTGAAATTATCACCTGGAATGAGGATGGCTGGTGATGAGAACCAAATCTCGTGAGAGCGCTTAGTTAAAGTCGGCAGCTCGGATATACTAATCAACTTGAACCCATTAGTTTCGGGGTTGAGATACTTGTCAAACTTTGCCATGAGGTTGTGTGTACTCAACCACTCAGCGAGCTCAGCCTTATTAGCTCGTACTCCAACAATTTCTAGGATAGAACTTATGTCGATTAGAGTCTCAAGGTACTCAGCGTGGTACCTAGCAGCTTTGTATGAACTGGTTGATATAGTTTTGGCGGTCGCGTCGATTATATCCCACGCCAAATTCTCTAGGTTTGTAATGGAGAAAGATTCCCACATGTCCCCTAGCGGTGCGACAGCAAGAGTTGTGCCATTGTGAGGTAGTGTGACAAACACTTGACGGCCATAATTTAACGCAACATATTCACTATTGGTACAGCACAGAGATTTGTCTCGCCTGGGATAGCTTGCCCACGATGGTAGAATATCCGACATCAGTACGGTGTGGTGATTGTGTTCATTTGTCGATGTTCTGGTACCAGTTTTTGGATCGACCGCATACGAATGATTCATCGATAGTTTAACAGCACGATATAACACTGCACCATTGCTCGCACACCGAACTGCGTCACCATATTCAGGCATGGCATTTTTAACTGCGTCCACGTGCGAACCTGGGAGGATTGTGACGGATGGGAGTGAGTTGACTGCCGACTCTGCTAGGTATTCTGAGAATTTCAGGGTCGACATTGCGACATTATCCTAAGAACGAGCGCAGAAATTTTTGCACTTCTGTGTTGAAGTATTTCTGGGCAGATTTATCCTCTTGGAGTGCTTCTGCTAGGGTCTGTACACGGCGACCAGAGATCGAATCTTCGAGTGCTTCCTTGATGGACATGGGAACAGCACCCATAGCACTTGGTGTTGCTACGATGTCTAAACATGAGACCACAAAATTGCGGACGCTCCCACCCTCAACAACATCACCCGTACCTCGAGAGGATACTCCAAGTTGTCCACCGCCTTCAATAATTGCAGCAGCAATTTGACCCATTGGAGTGCCAAGGATTTTAATGCGGCCGACCGCATCGTTGTCTCGCATCATTAGTTTCTCGAAGATGTGAGAAACATTTTTTAACTCAACACTGATCCGCGAATCTAGTGGATGATCCAATTCACCATAGCACTGCTTGTTGTTGATTGATTCTTGTAGAGTTGCGACTGCATTGGAGATTTCCTGTCTTGGGTAATTTCTACCATTGCGGTTTTTCATTTCAGACTGCATCACAATACCTTCTAGGTACCAGAATTTCTCTCCCTTGGCGTCCAGGACGGATTCGGATACGAATTGTGTTTGATCAGGAGTGTAAATCTCGCGTAAGAAGGTAGTATGCATTTTAGTGAACTCTTTATGTGTAGTATGGGGTATTTACTACGCTGGGTTGAGGTTTACACGAGGAGCCGTCGGATCGATAGTCACTCCAACAGTTTGAACAACGTCGGGTAGCCGAGCGGCCAGAACAGCTGCGATTGCAGCAGAGGGGTCCCCTTGACGAACAATGGTGTCTATTAAATCAGAGTATTGTTGTTTTACATTAGTATCCATGTGATTAGTATCCTTAGTGGGTGTGTAAAAAGTTATGCTGCATCTAATTCGATGCTGTCCGCCGGTGCTTCTGAATCGCCTGCTACTACTGAGTCAGGTGAGTATAGTTTTGTAATGAGTTGTGGATCATCCAACGCAATTCCACGCTCTTCACGCAACATGCGCTCATTTTCAATTATTTCATTCTGTGTCATTTGCAGATAACGCCTTGCTGCGAATCGTGGGGACAGGGTTGCTACAGTACTTGTCTGGCTTAGCAAGTTGAGTAGAGCAGCATCCTTCTCAGCTTGACGATAAGAGTCAAAGTTGCTAGGTTTAGGTAGTACAACCGAGAAGTAGTGGGGGTCGATCTTAATTCCAACACTCTTAACAAATGCTTTGAATTCTGCGTCGATGGTGATCTGGAGTGCAGTTTGCAATCGTTCGGTAAACTTAGCGAACCGTGCTTCTTGGATGAACGCAGCGCCAACCTTACCATCATTGGTAACTGTAGGGCCATTCGTACCATCTCTGGTCCAACTGACTGGAATTCTTAGTCCTTGAGCCAGTTTATCAGAGAAGTGATTCAAGTCAGAGAGTTCACCCAGATTCGCACCGCCAGGCAGTACCTCAATCTTACTTCCTCTTCCACCCTCTCCTGATGTCGCAAGGAAGAAATCTTCCATCATATCTTGAGGATCATACATATTGTCAATTCCTGAGTCGCTAGAATTGTTGACTGTCGGAATCTTCTTCTGACGCATCTCCAACTTAACCTGCTCCAGGTACGCTTTACGCCTTGGAGGTGGCATTTTACCAACATCGATATAAAACACACGTTTCTCCGGAGCTCGTTGAACACGGTAGATGATGATGGAGTCTTCGATCAGCTTTTTTTGTTGATATGCTCGATATACTGAATTGAGGATCGACAATCCAAAAGGTGCTGATTCACTCATTCCATTATTCAGAGTAAATCTCACCAATTTGCTCATGGGAGTAATTTCCAGGGTATTAGAGTTTACTCCCAGCGTCTTTGGTATTGTGCTTTTAAAGTTTTGATTTACCACGAGCCCAATTATGAGACTTGCGTTATTCTGATCGACGTATGCTCCTGATACATTCTTGATGGGAACATATTCCCAAGGGGAAAAGGTATCAACTTTGTTAAAGACAACGTCCCCATACTTGATCAGATGCCTGGCAATGTCAAATAGTTTGGCCTCCAACCCAATCATCTTACACCAACGGCGCAGAGCAGTATTCAGAGTGACTTGTCCAATTTCATCAACAACATCAGTCTCCAGCTCTATTGAGAGTGTTTCGCCATCGTTCTCATTGGTCATCTCTTCTGCGATGATATCAAGTGCTCTTGACACATCAACATCTGAATCCATTAGATCATACTCAGCATATCGACTCAAGCGATTACCTGATCCG